AGGTTCTGCCAGTACGGCACCGACCAAGGGTTTGCCCGTCTCCACGCGTCCACCATGCGCTTGGCGTCGGATTCTGGCAGGTGTACGCCGTACACACGGCCCATGGCCGCAAAGGCACCGACGCCACCGGCAAAGCCGCAGGCCAACTCTTGAACCTTGCCGATCTGGCGCTGATCCTTGGTGACGTCCTCGGGCGCAACACCAAACGTCGCGCCAGCGTTGACCTTGTAAACGTCGTCGCCCTTGGCGAAGATCTCCAGCTTGCGCTCGCCTGCGGGGCAGTTGGACAGCCACGGATTGGCGCGGGCTTCGATGGCTGCCCAGTCGGCCACGACCAGGTGCTTACCCTTGGCCGGTATCAGTGCGGGCCGGAGCATTCCCTTGAGGACATCAGTAACGCGCTTTCCAAATTTAGGAACAATTGAATGGCCTCTGACCATTGCAGTTCTAACGTCTTCGGGGAGTTCAGCACATTTGCGAGTGAAATTGTGAACTTGGGCTCCGTAGCTTGAAGCTCGGCCTGTCGCAGATCCTCCAGCAAACACGAAAGCTCCCCTGACCCGCTGATCCTCGACGTCTGCGAGGCTTGCAAGGCGGCTGAACTTAGCAACCGAAGACGCCCATAGGTCGTCCGCGCATTGGATAACCTCGGCAACAGCGGGCGGTATCTCATCTGGATTCTCCATAGCGAGCAAGTTGGCCCGCACAGTCTTGTCAATCGAATACTTCTTCTCGCCGTCCTTGTAGGACTCCATCAGCTTCAGGGCCTGCGGCCCCACACGGTCGATCACCCACTGGCGCATCTTAGGTGACCTGACGCTGGTGATGGCTCCTTCGGTCACTTCGGCCACGATCTGCTCGATCTCGATCAGCTCGTCGCTGGCAAACTTGACGGCGGCGGCGCACAGGGGCACGTCCACCAACACGCCACGGTCGTTGATGCGCTCGTTGACGTGGTAGTCGGCCAGCTCGTCCTCTGACAGTGGCCGCAGGGCCTTGCTGATCGACCGCATGGCGCGCACGTCCTGTTCGCAATACTGGATCATCTCGGCCATCAGCACAGAATCTTGCCGAAATGAGCCGTCAGCCTGCGGAATGCTCAAAAGCCGGATAAGTTGGGCACCACGGTGGTCTTTTTTCATGGACGCGCCAGCAAAGCGGCCAACGTCTTCCAGCGAGCCAGGCGCGCAGTTGGCGCGGGCTTGTGCTGCGGTGCAATAAAACTGCTCCAAGTCGAAGTTGACCTGCAACACGTACCAAAAGATCAGGCGCTCAAACGCCGCGTTGTGGGCGTAGATTACGCTTTTGTAATTTAGTACTTCAGCAGGGAACGGCTGGGCTGGCGTCCATGTCTGGACGTCATCGTCATCAAACGCGTAGGACATGCACAGCACTTCGGTGCTAACGTCTTGCGCGTAGTTGTAAACGCCTGCGGCCTTCAAATCGCACCGGCTGCGGGTTTCAAAGTCTAACCAAAGCATCTGTGTCTCCTTTCCAATGCCGCCTGTCACGCGGCATCAGGAAGATTACTCTTGCGGTGGCAACTGCTGTTGAGCTTGCAAACGGATTTTGTCCATCAGCGAGCCCAAGAGCGCCATGATGGCGTTGACTTCAGCAATGTCGAGTTCAATCTTCATGCTGACCTCCGGCGGCGGCCTGCTGCTGGCGCTGGCTCCTCGGCCTTGGGGGCTTCGGGTTCGCCGTCCATGCTTACCCAGTCGATGATCTCGAACACGGGCGTGTAGATCTTGCCGTAGGACTTGTGGCTGTAGTGATCCTTCTTCAGGCGCACGATGGCCACGGGCTTGGTCTGGTCTTTCTCAACCTGTTCAGCTAAGGCAATGGCCAAGGTTTGAACTGATTTTTTACCGCCCACTGACGTGGTGGTGTACCGAGCTTCCATGCCCTTGTCTTCGCCGCTGATGCACTTCAAAGACAAGCCCACTTGAGTTTCCCAACCCTTCTTGGCACCTGGGGGCGCTTCGTCGAGTTCAGGCAATGGCTGGCTGACGCTGGCCATCTTCTCGGCCAACACCTCACCGTCACCCCAAGCGATGAAGCCGTGGACAAACGAGAAGGGATTGACCGCCCATGTGGAGTCGTCTTCCACTTCGGTCTGGTCTGCACCAAAGACCCAGTGGCCGGTCTTGTCCATTTTCAGGATGACCGTACCGGCTGGGCCAACATCGGATTGGATTGAACGCAAAGCGGTGGACAGGGTGGAGACTGCTGGCAAGCCAGCTTGAGAGAACGCTACTAAATTGGACATTTGTGTTTCCTTATTGAAGTTTAGAAAGGGCAGCGGTGAGTTGCTTCCCGATTTGCAACACTTCTGGGCGCGGATCATCCGCGCTTGCCAGTGTTGTACCTGAGCTGACGGCGACGACCAGATCATCCGGCAGAACGATCTTGCGCTTTTTGAGCGCCTTCTCAGCCTTGGCCGGAGAGATCACAGACGTCTCCATCACCTCAGATTCTGTCAGACCAAACGCGAACAGGGCGACCTTGGCCTTGTCTTCGTCAGTCCATTGGCGGATGGCGCGTTTGGCCACCAGCTTGTAGTCAGGGAGCTTGGCTCCAGAGTCGAGCATTTGCAACGCCAAGGCGCGCAAGTCGCTGATCCATTGCTCCAGCATATCAGCATTTTTAAGGTACGCGCTGATCATGGGCGCGTCCAAGTCGTCGATCTTGGTCTGCAAGGCGCGGTCAACAGCGCCGGTCATCTGAGGGCAAATGGGCTTGGCTGTGCACCAGCGGCAATGGTCACCAGTTTTGATGCGCGCATCATCCTTCATGGCCTGCTTGACAGCGCTTACCAGCTCACGCTCAAACTCAGCGACACGCGCTGGCGTTGTTGTCCAACGCTTGACCTGTGGCGGCTGGACGATGACCATCTCGATTTGCTTGGCACCTTCAAACGCCCACTTGGTGGCCTCGGTACGCATGGCAGCGGCTGCGTAGAACAGCAGTTGCGGGTTGTCTTCAACTTCTACTGCGACGCCATCGCCAAACTTCCAATCCAAGACGATAGCTGCATCCCCAAGACGACCAATGAGATCGGTACTGCCAAAGACGCCAGGTAACAAGTCGCCAAAACCAACACGTGTTTCCACTTCATACAGCATCTCCTTATCAGGGTCAATCTCATCTAACGCTGCCAAGGCTGGCAACAGCTTCTCTTCGACCAGCTCGTGTGTCAGCACTTGGTCTTCGTACTTGCTGCCGATGATGTAGTCACGGCCTTCAAGCACTTCAGCGATGGTGTTGTGGAGTAACGTGCCGCGATCAGCGTGAGGGCTAGATGGCTGCTTGGGCATCTTCTGCACCAGCGCCACTGAGCCTGGGCAGTTGATGACGCGCTTGGCGGTTGAGCCGCCGACGATATTACTGTGATTCATGCTTCCCTCGCTTTCAACATGGCGTCTGCGTAAATGTACGCCCCTCTTGCATACACCATTGGCACACCTTCTCCAATATCATGAAGCGGATTTTGATCAGCAAGAAGCCCTTGTATGGCCTTGGCGGCGAAGTAGTCCCGCAAGGTCATGCCTGCGGTGTGCATTCCTAAAGTCTGTACGCCGTGATTGTGTAATGGAAATGCTGGTGGGTTGTTCACTGAACTCTCCTTTAGTTGATTGAGACTGAACTATAGCACAGAAAATTTATTTGTGCTAAACTTTTTGACATGAAAGAAAAAATAGTTGAGAATCACTTCATCTGGGCGGTCGAGCGCATTGGTGGCAAGACGTACAAGTTCACGTCACCTGGGCGCAAAGGCGTGGCCGACAGGATTGCTTGTTTGCCCGATGGCAGTACTTGGTTTGTCGAGTTGAAAACCAAAGGCGGCAGGTTGTCAGTGTTGCAGAAGATGTTTGCTGACGACATGGCGTCGTTGAAACAGAACTATGCGTGTTTGTGGACAAAGGAGCAAATTGATGAGTGGTCAAGAAATGCCTGAATATTTAAACGCCAGTTACGAAGGCGATGATTTGTTTACTGGCGATCAGCTACGCGCGGCTGTTGCGGCAGAGCGCGAGGCGTGTGCGATAG